AGAGGAGATTAATGATGTTGTCCCTTCTTCATGCAACGTATATTCACCACTCTTTTCATTTTTGCGGTGGATCTCAAAAGCTCCTGGCGTTAATACCCTTACCTGCTCAACTTCTTTTTCTCCATAATCACCATCTGCTTCAAATACTTTTTCTAAAAGCCTGAGCTGTGTAAATTTCTGCATCCCATCAATAATTTCTGTCCTCCAACCAAGAATTTCTCTAGGGGTATAAGTACACCAATATGGACGGCCTTTTGCACCAGCAGCAGGAGCATCAACTAAAACACCAACATGCCCATACCTAACTGCTAGTCGTGCTGTTTCATAAGTCCATACATTTAGATCGTTCCCTTGAAGATCTACATCAAATAACTGCTCTCTTATGACATCACCAACATCATTTAATCGAACAGGTTTCCTAACTAACATTCCGCCCAACATTTTCTCAATGCGTTGCAGATATGGAGGGACAACAGAACGAGCTAAACGATTGTCATATTGATCATCTAATTCTCTTGGTTCTTGCGGTAAATATCTTCTGTGCTTTTTCCTAATGCCAAAAGTTCCGCTTTGTAAATCTTCACTTAAAATCCAATGCGGTTCCATATTCTGCCAAGCAAAACATGGGTCTTCAACCGTTACTCCTGCGGCTGCTTTTTCTCGGTTGTAATGCTGATAGCCGCTATACACGATTAAACCTCGACACTATGTAAACAGTTTATAGATAAAAGCTAATAAATTCTAATACCCGTTCCTCTTCCTGATCGAGCATATAAAGGATTGAACTCTCTCCAGATAACATAACCAAGTGCATCGTTCATGTGATCATACCCATTTTGCTTGTCGGGATCACCCGTTTTTTCATCCCATGATTGTAACTCAAGAGTTTCAATTAAGGCTCTGCAACTGGAGCTAACCTCCAGCCTTGATTCTCCTTTGCCGTTACATAAAAGAGCTTGAACAGACGAGACTCGATCTTTGATTGCTGGATTCGATTTGGGACTTTGGTTCGTGAACCCATAACTTTCGAGTATGGATATATCGGTGCGTGTTGCATTTGTTGAACGGTTCCCTCCTGATGCGTCTGGATAGACAAGAATTTTTCTTCTTGGATAGCGTCTAACCAACTCTTTCGCTAATGCGTCAGTGTCGTGAGCTTTCACAATTTCATCAATTATGACGAGCTTGTTTCCGTCCCGCACCGCTATGACGCAATTTGTATTCTGGATGTTGAAATCAATACCACAACGGAGCACCTCTTCTTCATAATTAGGCAATTTATCTTTTACATGAATGTCTCTTGAGAAACGATCATAGACTTGTCCTGTTGTTAGATTTGTAAATTGCCCCTCAAGATAAGCGGCTATCAATTGAGGTGGATAGTTTTCTTTTAACGAATCAATAAAGCCTTCTGGGAGGAATGGATTATCCATTGTTCTTCCACGAATTAAAGCAGTATCAGGTTTTGCTTCCTTTTCAAAAGTTTTAAAGCAATATCCATATCCCTCTGGAGTAGTAGAAACATAAAACTGCTGGACATTGCCTGATCTCAATCTGGCAAGTGCCATTGTTTGAGCCTGCTCTGCATCGTACTGACCTACAGTATCTGCCTCGTCAAAGCCACAGGCGGCGAGATTCTGTCCTCGGAGACGTTGATAAGTCAAAATCGTTCTAAGCAAAATCGTATGATTTCCTTCTTCAAAAATTAATTTGTATTCAGGTAAAGGCGATGCTCGAAACTCATAAGGTATTTCCCATTGCTCCAGAAGCTCGTTAAAAGAACGGATTAAAATATCTCTGAGCATTACGTTTGTAGGCTCAAAAACAGCACTAACAAAACCAACATTCATTGCTGCCAAGATGCAAGCTTTAGAAACTAAAGCGTGAGTTTTACCAGCTCCAAATCCACAAACTAAAGCTATTTTACGGTGTTCAATATCATCACAAAATTGTTTTTGATGAGGCAATAAGCCTTCATAAATTCTTGAAATAACTTCTTTACTTGAAGGAGGAGTATTAAAGGCAGCCTTTTCAGCAAAAGCCATCAACGGCTCGTTATCACATATCCCAGTAATTAAAGAAGTCAATTCAAATCAAACCTTAAAAGACGAGCTTGAAGCTCAACAGCTTTTAAAGCAGCTTGATAATGTCCACGCCTAGAAGATAAGTTTTCGTAATTTTGCAAACGAGACAAAGCGGACAAAAGCCATTGCGGCCGCTCCAATTCAGCATCTAATTGTTGAAGCTTACGAGCGCGAGCAATATAGTTTTCTGCCATGCGTAATTTGACATTATAATTCTCCGCACAGTACTGAACGACTTGAGTTTTACTGTGACCATTAATCAATAAGTTGTAGACAGAATTAACCCTGCAATCAATTTCTCTGTCTGTTGCTTTTTTAGCCATAAGCAAAATATAGCCTATTCACTGGATAAAGGTTTTAAATCAGCTTCTTCGGCGGCATTGAGGATGTCAGCAATTCTTACAAGATATTGAGTTAAACCAGAGACAACTTCAGGGTCTACTCGTTCACCATCATCAAGAGCATTATCAAGGATTGCATCCGCAACATGTTCAGATTGAGCGAGGAGAAGAATAAGACGATCAACAACGGGTTGATTCTTTTTTGAGACGTGCATGAGACAGGAATGAGATTAGATAGTGTTCCCACGTTCCCAAGTGTTCCTACCTTTCTTACAAACTTACCTGAGCTATATATATACCCCATATATACCTATTCCTATATTTATATATAAAACATAGGGAACAAAGGGAACATATAGTAAGAAGGTAGATGACTAGGGATTTTTGAGCGTTCCCAGTGGTGGGAACAAGGTGGGAACAGGTGGGAACTTTAGGAGTTTGGAGGGTTCCAAACCCATTTAGGTGTTCCCTCCACTCTTTTTTTCTTTCTCTCATATTTCAGACTTTTGAGAATAGATGAGACGGTCATGGTGTCAGATTTTGTTTGTCGTTCTATTGGTTTTTCTATGGCATCGGTCAAGAGTAATTCAATAGTTACGTCTTTAATTTGATTCGTAGGATTGTTTAGCCATTGGTTAATTACTGTTAGCCAAGGTGAATCAACCATGTATCCAAGGTTCTCTTTTTCAATTTGATTTTCCTGATCAAAGGTTAGAAAATGTGCCTCCTTATTTTTCCAAGCTTGAACGGCTGCGGCCCATATTGCATCACGTTCTAATTGAAGTGAATCAAGATCTATTGATGTAGCGGTGCAAGGAATAACATGAAAGCGGCGGTTGCCAGTGTCATCAAATAACAGACCAGATTCTTTATTAGAAGAACCAACGATAATGCCAGAACGCGGCCATTCTTCTACAGCTTTACCGTAAGGAACTCGTAAGAAATCGGTAGCACGAGATAGAAAAGATTTAATATGACCAGCGTGTTTTCTAGATGTGATCGAATCCAATTCGGCCCACTCCATTCCCCATGATCTATGCAACGTTAAAATTGAATCTTTCGAGGAAATATCATCAAGAGCGTCCGAGAAAAAGGGGCCAAAGAGCGTTTGCCAAAAGGAAGATTTTTTTATCCCCTGCTTCCCCTGAAGAACAGTTGCAGAATCATGTTTACAGCCAGGAAGATAAACTCTCCTTACGGCGTTTATCAGAGTTACCTTAAGCATTGCATCGTAGATTGTCGGTTCATCAATAGATGCGTCTTGCGGTCTGAGATATGTTGTTGCTAATCGGTCAATGTAAGTAGGTTCGACCTCTGAACTGACATGATCTAGATAAAGCTTGACGGGATCATATTTATTTTCATGTGCAACTTTTAGAAGACAATCTATTGCCATTTGTTTTTCGACTTTGTAACCAAGTTCAGCGAGCGTCAAATAAAACAGTTCGATATTTTTTATTACTTCACCGTCCATTTCGATTGAATGTGAAAAAGTATTGAAGCGAATCTCTTGCTTTGATTTTCGTAGGAATGAAATTAATTCTTGTGATGTGAGCTGTTCAAGTTTTGAAGGAATCGGAGTTGTTTCAGGTTTTTCAATAGGAACAACAGAATCAGGAAAAATGCGAGGAGGCGGAGTCCAACCATCTTCTTTAGCAAATTTTTGAAGTGTACCGAGCGAGATGCCAGAGCGTTTAAAAGAATCCCATTTCTTTGCACATTC